CACCAGGAGGTGCATGGCACGCCCATCCGCGCCGGCATCATCCCGCAGCAGCGTGATCCGTCGGATGAGCGGCTGTTTCTGCGGCAGTTGGCCAACCTCGCCCACGAGGCGACCATCCGCCTACCGCAGGGCACCGACGGCAACAAATTCGATGTGAAGCTCATCGAAGCCGCATCGAATTCGTGGGAGGGGTTCCAAAAGCTGCTCGACCACTGCGACGACAGCATCGCCATCCTCCTCGTCGGCCAATCGCAGTCGACCAAGGGCCAGGGGGGGCTCGGCACGCAGGAGAACGCCGGCGAATCGACGCTGCTGCGCCTGACGCGCGGCGACGCCAAGATTTACACCATCCTGCGCACGCAGGTGCTCAAGCCCCATGTGGCGGCCACCGACGGCGATGGCAACATGGCGCCCTATCTCTGCCCGCAGATCGAACCACCCGAGGACGAGAGCGAACGCGCCAAGACCGATCTCATCGTCGGCCAGGCGCTGCAAGCATTCAAGAGCGCCGGCGCGCCCATCGCCCCGCGCGCCTATCTCGAGAAGCGCGGCTACGGCGATGTGCTCATGAGTGAGCAGGAGGAGGCCGAGATGACCACCGAGAACGAAGGCACCACGCCCGACGAAGAGAACGCACCCGCCGCACCAGCCGAGGGCGACACCACGCCCGTCAGCGACACCGAGGACGAGGCCGGCGAGCCCGATGACAAAGGGGTCGAGGACGAGGCTGACGACAAGCCCGAGGAGCCGAAGTCGGAATAGCTTTCCCATATCGCCTCTCGCTTCTAGCGCTCACCGACGGCAGCGCCCAAAATCGACCCGAGCAAACCCAATAAAATCAACGCGGGTCCGCATGCTGGCCATGCGTGGCACCGTTTGTCATTTCACTGACACTTCCGCTTCCCGACGGTCCTGAGCCGCCGACAGCATTTCGCATTTGGCCCTGGGGTGACACGCAGACGTTGAAGGGCCGTGTCGTCCTCGACAAAGACGCGGCCGCCGACGTGCTCAAGGCATACACCGAGCACGGCATCGACCTGTCGATCGATTACGAGCACCAGACCCTCAACGCCACGACCAACGGCCAGAAGAATCCCGCCGCCGGTTGGTTCCGTCCCGAGGTGCGCGCCGACGGCCTATGGGCCTCGGACGTGCGCTGGACCGACAGCGCCGCGGCCATGTTGAGGGCCCGCGAATATCGCTACTTTTCCCCGTGGGTAGAGCTCGACAAGAAGACGCGCCGCCCGGTGCGCCTGCTGCCGATGGCGCTCACCAACTGGCCTGCGACCCAAGCGCTCGAGCCGCTCGTGGCCAGCGCTGATGAACACGACAAGGAGTCGTTCATGGATGAGCTACTCGGGGCCCTCGGCCTCAAGGACAAGGCCGAGCTCCTGTCGGCGGTCACGCGCCTCATCACGTTCGAGCGCGACGTGCTGGTGCTGGCCAGCGCCAAGACGACGGCCGAGGCGTTCGGCGTGCTCACCGCGCTCAAGACGCGCGCCGAGCTGGCCGACACGGTCGCCGATGAGCTGGCGCAGCTCAAGGCGTCCATGACCGCCAGCGAGACCAAGACTCTTCTCGACGAGGCAGTCAAGGATGGTCGGGTGGAGCTGGCCCGGCGCGGCGAGTTCGAGCAGGTGCAGGCCAAGTACGGCGTCGATGCGCTCAAGACGACGCTGAGCATGCTGCGCAAGGCTCCGCCCGAGGCGCGCGAGCCCAAGGGCGACAAGGGCATGTCGGCCACCACCGTCAGCGGCTTCACCGCGGCGCAGGTGGCGCTCATCAAGCAGATCGGCGCCGACCCCCTCAAGGTCGCGCAGCACAAGACACAGATGCTCGCGGCGCGCGCTGACATCGCCGCCGACACGGAGGAAGGCTAATGGCTGCCGCAACGCAATCGCGTAACACGACCATGCGCGCCATCCGCGGCTCGCGGACGGTGCTCCTCAAGGCCAACGCCAAGGTCTTCAAGGGCTGCCTGGTGGCGTCGGACGCGACCGGATGGGGCATCGCCCCCGGCGTCGCCACCGGCCTCGTCGTCGCCGGTATCGCCCTGGCCGACGCCGACAACACCGGCGGCGCCAACGGCGCACTCAGCGTCGACGTGCTGATGGGTGAGGCGTATCTGAACAGCGATGGCACGGTCGACCAGACCAACTTCAACAAGTCGGTCTTCGTCACCGACGACAACACGGTGGCCAAGGCAGACGGCACCGGGACGCGCTCGGCGGCGGGTAACTGCACGGGCTTCGATAGTGGCGGGGCCTGGGTCTCGGTGGGGGTGCTCTGATGGTCATCAACCAGGCGAATCTCGATGCGATGTTCCAGTCGTTCTCGACGCTGTTCACCGAGGCGTACATGGGTACGCCCGGGCCGATTCTCGAGCGCGTCGGAACTCGCATCCCATCGAACACCCGCGACCAGCGCTACCCGTTCATGCAGACCATCTCGGGTGCGTTCCGGCAGTGGACGGGACCGCGCCAGATCAACAACGTGGTCGTCGATGGGTTCGTGGTCACCAACGTCAAGTGGGAGGACACGCTCTCCATCGAGCGCACCGACCTCGAGGATGACCAGTACAGCATCTATGCATCGATGCTGATCCCGAATCTGGCCCGTAACGCGCGGGTGCTGCCGGACCAGCAGATCGCGAACGTCTTCAATTCGAACCCCATCTGCTACGACGGGCGCAACCTGTTCGCGGGCAATCATTACACCGACCCACAGGCCAAGACGGGCGCCCAGTCGAACAGCCTCGGCACCAAACCGCTCAACGCGACCAACCTCGCCATTGCCCAGGCGACGCTCATGAACCTCAAGGGTCCCGACGGCATCCCGCTCGGCAGCTACGGGACCGTGCTGTTCGTGCCTCCATCGCTGCAGTTCGCCGCACTCACGCTGGCCAACGCGAGCTTCTACCCCGAGAACAAGAACGGCGTTTCGGGCACGTTCGGCGCGCAGTCGAACGTGTGGCAGGGGCAATACGACGTCGTCGTGTCCGAGTACCTCACGGACACGAGCGACCCGACCACGGCCGTCTGGTATCTCCTCGACAACCGCTCGGCGTCGATGCGCGCAGCCCTGTGGCAGGAGCGTGAGGCCCCGCAGCTGATCTCGCTGGTCGACCCGGCGAGCCCGACAGTGTTCTTCGAGGACCGCTACTACATGGGCGGTCGCGCTCGTGGTGCGGCGTCGCCGGGCCTGTGGTTCAAGGCCATTCGGATGTCGGGGAGCTGAGCGATGGCCCAGTCGCAGTACGCCACGGACGCGCAGATTCAACAGCTGGCCATCACGCCGGCCGCATACGCGCGTTTCGAGGCGGCTGCGCCTGGCTGTGTCACGGCGACGCTGCAGGCCGAGTCGTCGATGGCGGACACGTTCCTGAGCTCGCAGCTCGTCCTTCCGCTGCAGACCGCGCCGCAGGGCTGGGACATGGCCTTGACGCTGGTGGTCTGCTACCGGGCTGCGTTCACGCTCTACTTCACGTTCGGCTTCAACCCAGCCAGCCCCGACTGGCAGGTGATGACGCAGCGGAAGGAATGGGCCGACAAGTGGCTCGACGGCGTCAGCAACAGCATCATTACGCTCAATTACGCCGACTCCTCGGGCATGGCCGTCGACGCCGATCGCGCCGGCGACTTCGTCATCAGCGATGCCCCAGTGGGCTTCACCGATCGGGGTGAGTCCGGCGGCGCCGTGACGGTCAACTCCGTCTGGTCATGGTGGTGACGGCATGGCCGGAATGAACGAGCTCATCGGGCGGCTGCAGCGTCTCGAGTCGGGTGAGGTATTCCAGCGCATCGGGACGCGCGTGGCGAACGCCTGTCACGCCGCCGCCATCACCGGCTTCATCGCCGAGCGCGACCCCTACGGCCGCTCCTGGGCGCGTCGTGTACGCAAGGGCGACGGGCATCCCGTCCTGCGCAACACCGGCGCGCTCGTGGGCAGCCTGACCTCTCGCTACATCCCGGGCACGGGCACTGTGGTGATGCGCGCGCTCGGCTACGGAAAGTTCCACCAGTACGGTACGCGCCGCATGCCCGCCCGCAAGATTTTCCCCGACCCCGCCGAGGGCCTCGGCCTATGGGCGGACCCGGTTCAGCGCGCGGCCATCGAGGCAGTGCGGGAGCTCCTGCGCTGATGGCGGGGCCGCTCAAGACGCTGTTCGGCGCGCTGGCGAGCTCGCAGGCACTGGCCGGCGTCTCGCTCATCTACGGCGAAGAGGAGGTGCATACGCAGGCGCTGCCGCTGCCGATGGTGGTGATGGTGCCGATGGGTGGCCCCTACGAGGAGTCGCCCGCGTACTCCGCCGCGTTCGACGAGACCATCGCGACGCAGTGGGGCCTCACCCAGGCCGTCGACTTCTACTTGTGGGCGTCCGATCCGTCACCGACGGCGCTGGCCATCGACCACGTGGACGCCATCGAGGCGCTGCGCGTGAATGTATTGAGCGCGCTGCAGGACCAGCGCGCGCACTGGACGCCCACCGGCGAGACGGAGCGGGGGCTTTACTATAAGCCGCTGGCCGAGCGCTGGGCGCAGATGGACGGCGCCTATTCCCGCTTCGGGCGCGGCCTGGTGCTCACGGTCCAAGTGCCGACGCCGCTCGCGCCGCCGGCACCGCCGGTGGCTGTCATCCAGACCCAGGAATTGAACGTCTACATCACGAGGGGGCCGTAGAAGATGGCCTACGCAGTCAAAGTCAACGTTCTCGACGGCAACCTGGGGCTGCAGCCGGGGTCGAACCAGAACACGATCCTCATCATGGGCTGCTGCCTCGGCAACAATGCGGGCGGCGGCGCCCCCCTGGCCATCAGCAACCTCGGCGACCCGGTGCAGGCCAAGACGCAGCTGGTCGGCGGCGAGCTGCTCGAGGCCGTCACCTACGTTCTGCAGGCGGCGCCGGGCAGCATCGTGCAGACGATGCCGCTGCCGGCGGCCACACGCGGCGGCGTCAGCTCGGTGACCAAGATCGGCACCGGCGCGCTCGCGATTACCGTCACGCTGGCGCCGCAGGCGGCCATCACCATCAACTGCACCACGACTGGCGCGCTCGGGACGGCGGCATTCACTTTCGGCGTCACCACCGGCGGCGTCACCGTGACGAGCCCCCCGGTGGTCTCGGCGGCGAGCTGGAGCACGACCGGCTACCAGGTCCCGGGGACGTACACCACCCTCACCTTCACGGCAGGCAGCTACACCCTGGCGGACATCTATGCGGTCTCGACGCTGGGCGTGGTCACCCATCCAGGCGGCGCCGGGCCGACGAGCCCGACCTTCACGAGCTCGCCAGTGGACGCCTACAGCGTGCGCATCAACATCACGCAGAGCGGCGCGGTGGGGACCTCACAGTTCACCTACTCGCTCGACGACGGCAACGCGACCTCGGCGATCATCACCAGCGCGGCGAGCTACGCCATCCCCGGAACCGGCCTGGTTCTCGGCTTCACCGGCACCGCCACCGCCGGTGATTACTACACGTTCAAATGCGCGCCGCCGACCTTCAACACCACCGACTTCACGGCGGCCTGCGCGCAGCTCGCGGGGCCGCTCATCAACAGCTTCCAGGCGAGCATGATCGGAGTCGTCGGCTCGGTGGGTTCGGCGGCGGCCTGGGCGAGCCTGATGGCCACAGCCGAGACGCAGGCGCTAGCCTTCAACGCGCTCAACAGCTACCCGCGCTTTCTCATCGGCGGCCCCACGGTGGGCACGGTGCTGCCGAACAATGGCAACGTGACCATCGATTCGGCGGACACGGATGCGATCGTCATCGCGGCGCGGGCCGGCGGCGACACGCAGCACGTGCTGCCGGCGGCGGGCGATGGGCCGATGGTGAGCGCGTACTCGGGGCTCCTGCTGCGTCGCAATGCGGTGTGGGGCGCCATCGCGCGCTCGGCGGCGAACGAGGCATCCGAGGATATCGGCGCGGTCGCGCTGGGTGGCCTGCCGGGTTTCACCGGCTGCTATCGCGATGACTTCGCCAATGGGCTGAGCTTCTACAACGCCGGCATCACCAGCCTGCAGACGTACGGCGCTGGCTCGCCAGTCTTCATCAACCGCGGCTTCACCGGCACCGTCACCACGTCGGACTACTATCCCTGGACAAACGCGCGCGTCATCGACCAGGCGTGCCGCATCGCGGTGGTTACGGCACGGCCGTACACGCTGGCGCGCATTCCGACGCAGACGCGCAATGGCATCGCCGGCACCATCCGCGAGGATTACGCGCAGAAGATCGAATCGAAGATGACGACGGCCGAGCAGGCGGGCCTGCCGGTCGCACCGCTGCCCGTCGGCAACGCGGTGGCGGTCAGCTGCCAGGTGACGCGCACGAACAACATCTATTCGAGCGGGCAGCTCATCTTCAACGTCGCGGTGCAGCCGTGGGGATACCCAACACAGGTCATCGTCAACATCGGCATGACCCTGCAGGCAGCGTAGGAGGCCGCACGTGGCGCAGCAGACCCTATACAACGGCGTGCGGTACAGCTTCACGGACATCGCGCTCGAGGGGGAAACGGCGCAGCAGTATGGCTCCGTCCCATTCTTCTTCCCGAAGGGCGTGGTGCAATCCATCAACTGGACCGCGCAGCAGGACAAGGGCATCGTCAACGGTAACCAGATCGCGCGCATGGGCGTGACGAACGGCTTCGGCATGGGCACGGGCAGCCTCGAGCTGCTCGTCTCCGAGGCTGACGACTGGTTCAGTCAGATCACCGGCAGCGGGTTCTTCCCGGCCATGTCGGTGTTCTTCAACCTGCGCATCACCTACACCGTCAACGGCGGACTCGACACGCGGCAGGATACGCTGCAGGGCGTGACCATCACCAACATCGGCAGCAACAACGCCCGCGGCAACGACGCCACGACCACCAGTTGCGAGCTTTCCATCGCGCGCATCTACAAGGCCGGAGTGCTCCTCTTCGGAGATCCTGTCGCGTAGCCCGCTTTCACCCACCGCTCGTGGTTCCCGTCGCCATCGCAAGGCGACAGCCGGCGAGCAAAGGAGACTCCCGTGTCAGATCCCCCGCAGGACAAGCTCGAATCCATCCGCTCGTTGTTTCCTGGGCGTGCGTTGTTCCTCGTCGAGGCCATGGACGCCGAGGAGCAGGCCATGAGCTTCGTGATGACCGCGCCCGAGCGCGGCGAGTACCGCCTCTTCGTCGAGCAGATATTCAAGGCGCGCGAGCAGAAGAACGACGTCGACAAGATCTGGGCGACCCGCGCCGCCGTCGAGAATGCCGCGCTGGCGCAGATTCGCTGGCCCTCCCGCGAGGAGTGCATGGAGGCGTTTCAGAAGCGTCCGGCGATGATCGATGGATTTGCGGAGGAATTGCAGAAAGCAGCCGGAGAACAAATCGAGTTTCGCTCAAAAAAGTTATAGCCCTGTGGGATACGGTCAACGTCGTTGACTCACAGGGCCTGGCGACGGCAGCGGAGGCGTTCAAGGCGCTCATCGTGGGCGATGCAGATGTGAGCATCGAAGCGGAGGTGGGGTTCCTGATGCTGGCCAAGGTGTTCCACTGCTACGTCCTCGACCACATGCCCAAGCGGGGTCAGTAGGTGGAGACGTTTGACTTCGGCATCAAGCTCGTCGATGCCGTTTCCCAGCCCGGGAAGCGCGCGGTGGAGACGCTGCGCCAGGTCGAGCAGCAGGCCAAGAAGACGCAGCAGTCGGTCGCCGGCGGCAAGGAGCTCGCGAACTTCGGCAAGCAGCTCGAGCGCGTGGGTTTCGCCGCCGCCCGTGCGCAGCAGCGCGCCGCCGAGCAGGCGGACCGCGCCCGGCAGCGCATGTACGACCGGGCCGTGCGCAACGCGCATCGCGCAGCGTCGGGCGATGGCAACGACCGGTTCAGTCTCGGCAAGCTGACGCAGGCCAGCTTCATTGGCTCTCTGTTGGCCAACGCCGTCTCGGGCATCGTGGGCGGCATGGTCGAGGGCGCCAAGAAGGCCGTCGACGTGTTCGCCGAGGGCCTCAAGTTTGCCTTCGAGGAGGCCGGCAAGCAACAGACGCTACGTCTGGGCGAGCGCCTCAGCCTCGGCGAGAAGGGCGGCGCCGAGTTCCGCGAGGACGTGGGCCGGTTCTCGAAGCTCACCGGCTTCGATGACGACGCCATCCGCTCGATGCTGCTGCCCATGCGGCGCGCGGGGATGAACCAGCAGGGCGTGCGCACCGCGTTCGCTGCCGCCGGTGACATCGCCGCCGGCGAGGGCCGCGGCGGCGACCAGGGCCGCATTCAAGAGCTCCTGGGCGTCTTCACCAAGATCCAACAGAAGGGCGGCATCAATGAGAAGGGGCTGCTCGCCCTTGGCATCAACACCAAGGACTTCTACGCGGACCTCGGCAAGCAACTCAAGGTCAGCGCCAAGGCGGCGCAGGAGGCCGCCGAGAGTGGGAAGCATCCCCAGCTGCTCCTGAACACGCTCTACCGCGGCATCGAGAGACAGCAGGGCGGCAAGCTCGGCACCGGCGTCACGCAGTATTCGCAGACCTTCGAAGCCCGCATGAACCGCTTCAAGAACCTGCCGAGCGAGTACGCCAAGGGCATCCTCGATTCGCCGCTGTTCCAGCGCGCCACCGAGACGCTCGGGCAGCTCCTCGAGAAGCTCGACCCGGACAGCCCCGCCGGGCGGCGCATCCAGGCATCGCTCGACCGCATGTTCGACAAGATCACGAACCTCATCGGCGACCCGGCCGAGGCGGCGGACAAGTTCGCAGCCAGCCTCGAGACGGCGGTCGACATCACGAGCCAGCTGGTCACGGTCGCCAGCGAGCTCGCCGACGCGTTCTTGCCGAGCCTCGACACCATCGAAGACATGGTGCTGGCCTTCCGCGAGATGAAGGCGATTGGGAACCCAGCGGAGCAGGAACGGGTCAGAGACGAGCGCAAGCGCGTCGACCAGAAACGAATCAACCGCGCCGCCGAGACAGAGATCAAGGCCGCGACCCCCGAGCTGTTCGCATCGAAGCTCAAGACGTCCATGCTCGAGGAATCGCTACAGCAGACCATCGTGGGCGACTATGGCGGGCCGCTCGCTCTCAATCCACTCGGGTTCGGCACCGCCCTCAGCAATGCAAGCGCGACCACCATGGAGGCGCAGAATAGCCTGCGCACGGCGCGCGGCTCGTCGAAGCAGACGACCGTCAACATTCCCAAGATCGAGCTCAACTTCCACGGCCCCGTCGACGAGGACACCGCCAAGAAGGTCGCCACGGCGACGCATACGGCGACCACCAACGCGCTCGAGGGCGCCAGGACGGCAGGCATCTGATGAATACCAAGGGCGGCCCTATCACTCCCTATCAGAACGGCGGCGCCGGCGGCACGCTCATCGACCCGAATCTGCCGACTTCGCAGGCGTCCTTCATCTTCTGGCGCAAGCCCGTCTACACCGCGGACGACGGGTCGCTCTGGTGCCCGGGTTGCGGGGGCGCGACCTATGCCAGCAACCCCTATGACTTCCTCTATCTCGCCTTCGCCAAACCGCCATCCGCCATCGCATCCTTGCCGCCCTTCACACCAGGCATCGCCCACGTCCAGTTCGACAAGGGCCGCGACATGGACAAGAAGAAGCCGGCCGGCACTGACGGTGCGCGCGTGACGTTCCACGGTGTCGACGTGGTCGCCATCGACATCGAGCTGGTCATCTGGACCCCCGAGCAGCTACGAGTGCTTTCCGACATCTGGCCCGTCCTTTTTCCCCCGGCCTACAAGGGGAACCCGCCGGCCTATGACGTCCAGCATCCGCTGTTCGCGATTCACGGCATCAAGTCGCTGCAGTTCGTCGGCGGAGGCGGGCCGCATGTCGATGAGCGTGGCATCGGCAGCTTCCGCATGCGGGCCATCGAGTTCTTGAAGCCGGGCAAGAAGAATGCCGTCAAGACCGAGGTGGGCGCCATCGGTTCGCTCCTGGACGCAGGTGCCTACCCGACGCCGAGCACCAACTTGCAGAACCTGGGGCCGCTCTGATGGCGCTGGTGACGGCCAATGGCGTGTCCGTGGTGAGCGGCATGGTGCTGCGGCCGCTGGTCGGCATCTGGTTTGCCGACCTGATCCTCGACCAGGTCGACGGCACCGGCTTCGCCCCCGGCACCAAGGTCACGCTCAAGGCCGACGGCGGCTACGAGCTCCACGGCGTGGTCGACCCCAACCGCTCGGGCCACTTCCTCGACGCGGTGCATGTCCGCATTCTGGGCGGCGCCGGCGGCCTGAACAAGCCGAGCGCGCCGCGCAGCTTCGTGCAGCCCGGCGCCTATGTGCAGGACGTGCTCAACAGCCTCTGCCAGGACTCGGGGGAGATGCTCTCGAACACCATCGCCCCCTCGTTCCTCGGGCTGAACCTCACTGCCTGGTCGGTCTTCGGCGGCAACAGCGTGCGGCGCAACCTGCGCGCGCTCCTCGACATCACGGGGCCAGACCTCAGCCTACGCATGCTCTCGGACGGAACAATGTGGATTGGCACCGAGACCTGGCCCACATCCTCGGCCACCTTCGACGTCATGAACCGCGATCCCACCGATGGCTCCTACTTCCTCGGCGTCGAGTCGCCCTTCATCGAGCCGGGGATGGACCTCCCCGGCGTCGGGCACGTCGGCCAGGTGATGGACACCATCGAATCGGGCCGGCTGCGCTCGCAGATCTGGGTCGACTTTCCCGACGAGGACCGCGGCACCGGCGCGGCTACGCAGACCCTCGCCCAGCAGGCGCTCGCCGGCGTCGACTACTATGCGACCTACCTCTGCCAGGTGGTGGCGCAGTCGGAGGACCTCACCACCGTCGACATCAGTCCCGTGGGCGAGCGCAATCAAGAACGCCTCGGCGGCCTGCAGCGCGTCCCGGTGCGCGTTGGCACCGGCGCCAAGGTTCAGTTCACCCTGGGCTCGACCGTCCTACTCGGCTGGGACGGCGGCAACCCCGAGGGGCCATACGTGTGCTGCGGCATCAACAGCGACCGGGCGCTGAAGTGGATCGCCAATGCCGACGAGGTGCAGCTTGGCTCGACCACGATGGCGCTGAGTGCCGAGGGCCAGCTAACCATCGATGGTCAGCCCATCAAGCTCAACGGCGGTACCAAGGCGGTGGCGCGCGTGGGCGATGGCACCACCGGCCACACCCACGCGTTCGTGCTGCAGGCCGGCCCATATCCCGTGACCGGCACTATCACCGTCGCCACCGACACCATCGCGCAGGGCAACAACACGGTGCTGGCATGAGCTACGACTACCCGACCGCCAAAGTTCTCAACGCGGCGGACGTGACCGAACTGGCGACGCTCCTCCAGCAGCGTCAGAGCGGCGCCAACTCTCCCAGCGCGACGCCGCCCGACCCCGGCATCACCAACGGCGGCATCGTAGCCACCGGCTCGCCGGCGGTCCCCGATCTGACGCAGGCGTCGAACCTCACGAGCTCGGCCTACTTCAAGGCCATGGCCGACTCGCTGCTATTCCGCCTCGGCTACATCTCGCAGAACGAGGCGGCCTGCACCGGCTCGAGCACCTCGTTCAATACGAGCGCCAGCTTCGCCAATTTCCCCAACATGCCGACGGCGACGTTCGTGGTGCCGCTCGGCGGTCTCTACATGGCGCACCTCGACATGGCCGGCTTCTGGCAGGCGACGGGCACCTTCGGCATCGCGTTTCAGGTGGTGAACACGACTATCGCCGCGACCGGGACCAACACCACGTGGAATTGGTATCCCTCGGCCATCAACCAGCGCGTCCCTCGTTTCAGCGCGCGCATTCCGCTGCGCATGCAGGTGGGGGCGAACACTATCCAGGTGCAGGCGAAGATGTTGAACGCCGGCGAGACGCTCGGGCAGGATACCTCGACGGTTCGCGCCATCACGGTGACGGCGTAGGTCATGGCCACCGACTACGGCTTCGACACCGCGTGCGTGACCGACACCGGCCTGGTGGATGAGGTCATCACCAGCCCCATGCGGGTCATCGGAGAGCGTGTGGCGCGCCGCCTGACGACCGACCGCAACGGCCTGGCTGCTGTCGACCCCTTGGGCGCCAATGGCGGCTGGAACATCCGCCAGCTCCTTCTGGGCCGCATCTCGCCGGCCTCGCTCGCGCAGGGCAACGCGCAGATCAAAGCCGAAGCCGAGAAGGACGAAGAGGTGCAGAACGCCGATGTCGACGTCATCTTCGTCAACGGCGGCGCGCTCACCATCACGCTTCGTCTCTTGAGCGCCTTCGGGCCGTTCACGCTCACGATGAACGTCTCGCAGGCGTCCTACTCCATCTTGGTGGCTGGCCCATGACGACGACGCTCGCAGATCTCCTCGTCGCGCCGACGAAGGAGCAGGTCTTCAATGCGCTCCTTGTGAACTATCAGGCCGCCGGCTTCCCGGTTACCGCCTGGCAACCGTTCGGCACCGAGCGGACGCGCCTCATGGCCATGGCGACGGCCATCGTCGATTTCGGCGCCGTCTACATCCCCGCGATTGCCGGGGGTTCGTTGCTCGACTACTCGGTGAACTACCCCGGCTGGACCGCGCTCACCGCCGATCAGATCTACAACCTCGACCAGCTACCCGCGACGTTCACCCAGGGCGCCGTTGTCGCTACCAACACCGCCACGGTCCCCTACAACTTCACGCCGGGCTCGCTCAAGATCACCTTCATCGAGTCGGGCCGCAGCTACCTGAGCTCCGGCAGCGGCACGATCCCAGCCCGGGTTGGTGCTGTCAACGGCACGGCCGTCATCCCCGTTCAGGCCGAATTCGCCGGCGCAACCTACATCGAGCAATCGAACAAGCCTGCAGGGCTGATCTTACTGACGACGCCGCTCCCAGGCGTCACGCTGACCAACCCAGCGGGCAATTACAACACGGTGGTGAAGACAGGCGCCGGCACCGGCACCGTCACCCCGAGCGGCACGCCCATCGGTCCCCATTCGCTTCTGGTGCTCATCACGGCGACGGGCGAGGTCGGGGTCGCCACATGGTCCTATCAGCTCGACGGGGCTGCGCCGGTTGCCGTCGGCCAGCTCGCGACGCTGGCCAACATCGGCGGCGTCGGCATCACTGTCACGCTCGTCAACGGGTCCAGTGCGCCGAGCTTTGCCGCGGGCGACACGCACCTTGTCACCTGCCCGGGATCGTGGATTACGAGTCAGGGTAGCGACCTCGAGGCTGATACGGCGCTGGCGCAGCGCTGCCGAGACCGGTGGGCATCGCTGTCCGTCGTCCCGACCGGGAACCTTTACCAGCTCCTGGCGACCTCGACGCCGGGCGTGGGCAGCCAGGTCACGGCCTGCACGGTTGTTCCCGATTCGGTCATCAACAACAAGGTGAACATCATCATTTCGGGACCGGGTGGCGTGCTCCCGGCCTCGGCCATCGCCGCGGTGCAGGCGTACATCACTCCCCGAGCTCGGGGCTGCGACAATCCGGTGGTGCAGTCGCCGACGACGCTAGCAATGACCATTGCGGCGACGATTACGGCGCCGGTCGGCCAGATCACCGCGGTGCAGGCCGCGGCCATCACCGCCCTGCAGGGATACATCGCGTCCATCCCCGTCAACGGCACCGTGCGCATCGCCGAGATCATCGACGCCATCATGAACATCGATGGCGTCGTCGACTGCGCGAGCGTCACCATCAACGGCTCGGCGACCAACGTGACCTTGGGCAGTGTGACGACGTTCGTCCTGCCTGCGTACCCACCCGTGCTCAACTTGAGCTATGTGGCCACATGAGCCGCACCACCTTCGTCGACTGGTGGCGCGGCCTTCCGATTCCGTTCCTCGTCGGCGGGCCCCATGGCCAGGCCGAGGCGCTCGGTTGGCCGCTCGAGATCGACGAGATCATCGCGAACGCCGACGCGGCCCGCAAGGCTTGCTATCCCGATGACGCACCTGCCGATGCGCTGCCGCACATCGGGAATGACCGCCTTATCGTGCGTGGTCTGAATGAGAGCGAGACGTCCTATCGCATCCGCTTGCGCGACGCCTGGGCGCAATGGAGTCGCGCCGGCACACCGCTCAGCGTGCTCGAGCAGCTCGAGTTCTTCGGCATGCGCGGCGCGACGTGGGTGCAGCCCAACGGCCTCGAGTTCAATCTCTCGGCGACGCCCACGGCCGGCGTCGACCCGACGCCGCTTCTGGTGGTGACGACGTCTCCGCCCTTGGCGGGGCCCCTGACCTCGAGCGTTCCGCCGTATCGGACGATTCCAGCGGGGACGCCGTGGCACTACTTCGACAGCAACACCGACTTTACGAATCGCTTCGCCATCTTCCTGCCGCAATGGCCCTATTCGACCATCACGACGGCCATGTTCGTTGACTCGGACACGGCAACGGCGACCTGGCCGGTCAAGTTCAGCGACACGAGCTATCACGTGCTCATCGGGCCGCCCGGCGTGTCCATCACCATCAACGTGGACGGTAGCTCCAAGACCATGAGCGGCCTGACGCTGCAGGCGAGCTCGCCGTGGACGGGAACGGTGTCCGTGCTGGGCTACGCTGCGGGAGTCGACCCCTTCAACGTCTTCACCGCGGCATCGGTCGGCGCCGTTCAGCGCATCATCCAAAACTTCCGCCCCAACGCGCTCTGCACTGGCGTCTCCGCCGTCACCTCGGGCCGCATCTGGGGTTATCCCACTGGCGTCGCCTGGGGCGATGGCGGCGTTTGGGGCGGCACGACATCACAACTCTTGGGGGTCTTCTGATGCCCACGAATTACCCTGGCAATCCATCGGCGACACAACCGCCCTCGCCAGCTCCGGCGCCGGGCGCGGTGCCCGTCATACAGATCCCCATCGATGGTGAAGCAGCGAACGCCGCGAGCGTGCAGGAAGCCATGCGGGTGCCGGCCGATTTCATTGCCCACCTCATGGCATCGTCGCGGCCCGAGCTTCCTGTCGTCAACAACTCGGCCGGCGGCGGCTTCACGTCGCCGAGCTACACCAGCTTCGGCGGCACCGTCACACCCTCGGGGAGTACGCACACCTCCGACGGTACGCGCTTCATCATCAAGATCATCGCCGGCGGCGCCGTCGGCGTGGCGACGTTCAAAACCTCGATCGACGGCGGCACGACATTCGGCGCGACGCAGACGACCGCGGCGAGCATGACCGACGTGACGAGCGGCATCACGCTGGCATTCGTCGGGACGCTCACTATCAACGGCACGGCGTCGTTTCGCTCGGCGTTCACGCCACTGGCGCAGTGGGGTGATACCGCAGGGAACGCACGCAGCATCATCGACCATCTTGGATATCGCCGCGGCCGCTGCAACGAATTCTATGAGGAATGGACGTCGCTGCAATCGGCGCCAGCCACCGGCGCCGGGACCGGCAAGTTCACGCGCTACAACTACTCATTTCCAACAGGTGCGGGCGCGAGCTTCCAGACCGCGAGTGCTGGCTTCCCTGGTGGTGGCGCCTCGATCGCGTTGACGGCTACGCCCTCGGGCAACACACTGTCGTTTCAATCGCCGCCGATGTTCTATTACCAGACTTACTCGAGCCTTGTGATGGAATTGGAGGCCGTATTCCCTGGCGGTGCCGACGGCGTCAACTGGGTCGTGGGAATGACCACGAGCACGACGGGAACGCTCGTGGGCACGACACCGACGGTCGCGTTTGGGAAGCGGTCAACGGATACGACCTATCAGCTCTTTACCGCCGATGGCGCGACATTGACTCCGACCAATACGACAATTACGCCAGCTGTGCCGACAGTTGGCGATCGCATCATCCTCGAGCTGCACGGAAGCGCGACACCCTATGGCTCGAAGGCGCGTCTCATCATCAACGACAATGTGACCGAGACGATGCTGAACTTGCCAGCGGTTGCAACAGCGATGCCCTTCTTCATTGGCGGCACGACCATCGGAACCGCGTCGACGCAGCTACGCGTGAGCCCCATCAGGATTACATGGAACCGCGCACTGAATATGCTGCCTTAGGGGATGAGGCAGTAGCCACGCTTGTTGCACTGCAACCCGGCGCAACAGTCGCTGTCGGTGGCGCAGAGGGCACATGGCTCGCCGCACGCCGAGGCGGGGTTGGTGGCATAACACTCATCACCCACAGGCGTCTGGCAACATTGAGCGTCGGGTGTATCGCCAAGGGAGAGCGGACGCTCTGCGCAGCCCGCCCAGAACATCGCCATCACCAGCACCATTCGCATGGCCATAGAGACGATTCTCCCCCGCGATTCATTCCCTCCGCAACTGCGTCAAATTGTCGCAGGTCGCAATCCCAATGTCGCCCCGAGTGGCAGATAGGCTGGCAGTGATGGCCATCGCAACCGCAGTCGCAACCTTCACCGGCGCCGAGGACAACACGACGGCCACCTGGACGACGCCGTTCGGCATTGCGCCTCTTGTCCTTGGGGCCACCGTCACGATTAGCGACGGCCTGGGGCCCGTGGTGGTCGACGTCCCTACAGCCAGCA